TATTGTCCATTTGACGCTAAAGCGAAAGGGGAAAAAATGCCGTTGCCGCAGAAGCGGTGGTTTCGGGTTGCCGATGTGGCGAAACGCTGGGCCATGCCGTTGAGCGACATCGAGGATTATGCGCTGGACGATATGCTGCAGCTCGCGGTGTTCGTCGTCGACGTCCCGGCCGAGGCCGGTACTTGGGAGACCGGCGGAGGCGGCGGGGACGCCCGGGCGCTGCAGGACCTTCCGATCCTGAATGGTCCGCAGCCGCTGCTGCGCGCCAGCCTGGCGGAGATTTTCCGCGAGGGGCAGGCAGAGATTCGCGCCTTCCGTACGACACAGCCAAACAACTACTTGGATGTGCGCGCCGGCGCGCCGGCGGTGATCGTGCGGCGGGAAGACCTGATCGTGACACGCGAGGAGCGGGAGCGTTTCGAGCGCGATCATGCAGTAGCTGCCGGCGGCGAACCGGTCGCGACCGATGTTTGGCATAGCGACGATTTTACCAGGGTTCGGGTGGCCAACGAGTGGCACAGCTTTGGTCCTAAGCAGGCGGCCGTATTGCGCCTGCTGAAAGCCGCCAGCGAGAGCGACAACCCCTGGCTCGACGGCAAGCGCCTTCTCGATGAAGCCAACGCGGCTACGATGCGCTTGATCGACCTGTTCAAGCGCAAGCCGGCGTGGCGCCAATTGGTACTGGCCGACGGTAAGGGCCGATATCGGCTCAATCGCGATTTGCTATCGCCAGAGCGGGGGCGGGTCCGCTTTTACCGAACGTTCCCACCACAGCGATCACATTCAAGAGGAGCAGCCGCGGCGAGCAACCGGTGAACGTCCCGTCCCACTCTGTCCCACCCCTCATCCCCCTCTATCCCACCCCTTTTTCACCCCCTGTCCCATCCTCCATCCCGGCGACATCCCACCCCTCGATGACTGATGCTGCTCCCACCAACGAACGGGAGCGCAAGCAGGTCGATGGAACGGACGGAACATCTCAGCGAGAAACTACTCGCGCGGCGCTGGGGCCTTAGCCACCGCACACTGGAGCGCTGGCGTCATGACGCTCACGGGCCGGCGTACCTGAAGGTCGGCGGACGGATCATCTACCGCCTGACCGATATCGAGGCCTACGAGGCGGCGCGGCGGCGGACCACGATCGTGGCACCGTTACCTGCCGGCGGAGGGGCGCGATGAGTGCCTCTCGCATCTGGTCCTTGGTGCCTTGCCGGCAGACCGAGATCGATTTGCTTGCATGGCTCGGGCAGGCGGCGGAAGGCGACATCCTCGAATATCACCAGGGATTTCTCGCCCTCGATCGTTCGTCCTGCGGGGATCCCACGAGCGAACATGATCGGATCGCACTCGGGAGAGTGGCCATCTGCGCTCTGCGATTGGCCGATCGAGGGCTCGTGCACCTCCTACAGCGCCGGCTCTGCGGCGATCGATTCAGCTACCTCGCGGTCGCGCGGCCACGGGCGGAATCAACCCCACTCTCACTCATGACGCATGTATCCGAGGAGGTCGTCTGATGCCCGCGTTGACAGTCGTCTTGGTTCTGATGGAGCAGGCTCGATGAGCTTGCGTATCATCACCGTCGATGAGCGCCTTGCAGAAGCGGGCGCCAAGACCACCATGGCGATTTTCGGCCCAAGCGGCGTCGGGAAGACCTCGCTGCTCAAGACCTTGCCACCGGCGGAGACGCTCTGCATCGATCTCGAAGCCGGGATGAAGTCGGTCCAGGACTGGCCGGGCGACAGCATCCCCGTGCGCAGCTTCGCCGATGCTCTCGACGTCGCCTGTCTGGTCGGCGGCGTGAACCCGGCGGCCGACGAGAACACGTTCTTTTGCGAAAGTCATTACCGGCACCTGGTTGAGGCCTATCCGGACCTGGTCCGCATGATCGCGGGCAAGCGCATCATCTTTGTGGACTCGATCACCGATCTTACCCGGCTCGCGATGGGTTGGGCCAAGACGCGGCCGGAGGCCTTCTCCGAAAAGACTGGCAAGCCCGATACCCGCGGCGCCTATGGGCTGCTGGCCCGAGAGACAATTGGGCTGCTCAAGCACCTTCAGCATGCACCGGGCCGCACCGTGATCTTCGTCGGGATCCTCGAGCGCGTCATCGACGAGTTCAATCGTGTCACCTGGCAGCCGCAGATGGAAGGCGGCAAGGCCGCACGTGAGCTCCCCGGCATCGTCGACCAGGTGATCTCCATGAGCCGCTTCATGCGCGAAGGGGATGCATGCCGACATGAACCCGATCGCGGCGAGGTACGCCGTCTCGTCTGCCAGTCCGCAAATCCGTTCGGTCTGCCGGGCAAGGATCGCAGCGGACGTCTCGACCTCACCGAGCCGCCGGATCTCGGCGCGCTTCTCGCCAAAATCAACGCAACGACGAAAGGATGAAGACCATGAGCTTCGATATGAACGACGCCGAGCCACAGAAGACCGGCGAACTCATTCCCGACGGTACCTTCGCCAAGGTCACCATGCTCATCCGCCCAGGCGGGATCGACGGTCAGGGCGAGATTGATCAGGCCCTCCTCAAGGCACCAAAGGATCCCACGAGCGACGTGCGAATGCTCGATTGCGAGTTCACCGCGGTGGAGGGACCCCACGCCAAGCGCAAGTTCTGGCAGATGTTCACCGTCCAGGGCGGCAAGGTCGACGAGAACGGCGTCTCGATTGCCTGGAAGATCTCCAAGAGCACCTTCCGCGCCATGATCGACAGCGCGCTCGGGCTCGACCCGCAGGACATGAGCGAAGTGGCGAAGCAGAAGCGCATCCTGCGCGGTCTTGCCGACCTCAACGGCATCAGCTTCGTCGCCAAGATCAAGGTTGAAGCCAGCGAGGACGCCCGCTACGGCGACCAGAACCGTCTCGATCGGGTAGTGCTGCCGGCCGAGAAGGAATGGAAGCTGGTCATGGACGGCAAGGACGTGCCGGCCTCCCCCAGCCGCCCGCGCGGCACCGCCGTCAAGACCCCCGCCGCACAACCCGCCTGGACGCAGGCCTCTGCACCGAACGCTGCTGCTCCGCAGGCTCGAACAGCACAGAGCTCCGTCTCCCCCGCCTGGTCGCAAGCTCCCTCAGGCGCGGGCGCACCGGCAGCTAAGCCGGCCGGCCCCGCGTGGCTTAACGGTTGATCACATGAACGATGACGAGTGGCAGGCGCATGTCGCGCATGAAGCGGCCAAGGCGATCGGTGAATGGCTCGAAGGAAGAGGAAGGCTCCATCAGCCCATCCGCTGTTTGACCATGCGCGAGCTCGAGGCGATGGCGCAGAACGCCATCAGCAGCTTCGTCGTGCTGGCGTCGGATCGGATCGCAGAGGCGCCCGACGCCCCCGGGTCGCAGAAGCTCTCGATGCTGCTCATGGGCTGAGAGCCTGCGCCCTCTGCAACCGGGAATCCCGCGGCTTCTATTACACGCATCTCCTGCAACCGGACAGGTATCCGACCTTCGCATTCTGCTCGCGCAATTGTCAGTGCGCGGGCGCTGCCATCGCCAGAAGGAAGAACGGAATGATCGACAAGAGCGGGCTGGAGACGCGGGCGATCAAGGCAGCGCGGCGCAATTTTGCGGAGGTGCTCATGGAGCTCGGTCTGATGACGCCATTCCACGACCGACCGGCGGAGGAGATCGATCGCATCATCGAGGCCTGCGTCGACGGCTTCCAGCACTTGATGCAGCGCGAAACGCTCAATGACGACATTCCCTGGTGAGGAAACGCCATGTTCATCGACCTCAACCACCAGTCCGCTTTCATCTACGGCCATGCCGGTGCGCCGCCGCCGATCGGCGAACGCATCGACCATCTCGTTGATGCCGCGCTGGTGGCGGAGCGTGCCGCCATACCTGCGCGCCATTATCTCGGCGCCTCCCGCATCGGCGAACCCTGCCCGCGCCGGCTCTGTTATGAGCTGATGCAGATCGCGGTCGATGACGGGGCAGATCTCTCCGGCCGCATGCTGCGTATCTTCGAAGCGGGCCATCGGTTCGAGGACATGACCATCAGGTGCTCCGGCTCGCCGGCTTCGATCTGCGAACGCACAATCGCGGCGGGGAACAGTTCGGCTTCTCCGTTGCCGGCGGCCGCTTCCGCGGCCACATCGACGGTGTGATCGTCGGCGGGCCGGACATCCGGGTCGAATACCCGGTTCTGTTCGAACACAAGGCACTGAAGTCCTCCTCCTGGCAGAAACTCGTAAAGCAAGGAGTCAAGGCTTCGAAGCCGATCTACTGGGCCCAGGTCCAGATCTACATGGCCTACCTCGCGGTCGAGCGCACGCTCTTCGTCGCGCTCGACAAGGATACGCAGGTGCTTCGCTACGAGTTCGTCCAATTCGACCCTCCCGCGGCGCAGGCACTCTCGGACAAGGCGGTCGCAGTGATCCGGGCCGTTGAGGCGCGCGAGCTGCTACCTCGCATTTCCGACAATGTCGATTTCTTTATCTGCGCCTTCTGTCCATACCGCCTTCGTTGCCACGCGGTCGCGCCTGGAGGTCACGCATGACCATCACCCTCTCGGAGAGCCAGCGCGCAGCGATCACCACGGTCAAGGATTGGTACGAGGGCCGGAGCAAGCAGCAGCAGGTGTGCCGCGTGTTCGGTTATGCCGGCACCGGCAAGAGCA